TCCAGGGAGTGCAGCTTTTCTGCCTTGCCGTGATGAAGACTTCAAACACTGGCATTTGTGTTTCGGCAGAAGCCTTGCTTCCCTCGATTGCATTACCGAACACGAACTCTGGCACTTCCAGATGCTCAATAATCAGGTAGAACAATAATCCCAGAATCCTCACAGCATCATCAGCGAAACTTCCTGGACTTTTGTAATCCATCGTAGCCCCCGAAAGCGTTAGAACATCGCTCATGTCGATGCTAATACTCTCGGATTCCCTCGTTGTCCCATCGGGTAGCTTTGTAGAAGCCTTGCTGCCGTATCGACGCCAGAAAGCATTAAGATCTTGCACCGTGTTAAAAGCAATTACGGGTGTTGGTCTACCTTGCAAGATGTTCCCCTCCACTGAGGCTTCCAAGATTTGTCCGTAACGATGTAGCAAATCAAGAAGAGCCTCAGCTTCAGGATGCCCGAACTGCTCACCTTCCCCAGGATGATTTGCTACGTGAACTACGGGAATGATTCCTATAAGATTGGGGTAAGTTTTCGTTCGGATTGTGCCGTTGGAAAACTCTTCTCTATGCACTCGTCTATCTATATAGTACTCATCCGTTACGGTCATCTTTAGCGATCCGTCCTCGGGATGGGCGAACACTTGACGAATGCGCCAGCCTATCCGTTTGCCGTAGTCATCAGGAGCAACGATGGGATCTACGCAGTTAGGCGGCACAAGAGTCACACTACGATCTGAGTTGATTACGAAGAAAGCATCACCATGTTTCAACGAACCTTCGTAAGCACGCATTATATCTTCATGATGCAGGGAAAACCATTCATCTAACTTCTTCTGCGTTCGCTTGCTTTTAAGCAGGAACACGGGAAGGCTCCCCAACACCCATGCGGGTATCTTATGCACGATAGGTCTGATAAAGAGACCGGAGACTTCGAGTCCGGCCACCTTACAGTAGTAAGCTCTAGTCCAGAAGTCGTAGTCACTACGTCCCCAACTATAAGTAGGGGTTCTCCAGATCGTAGAACTTCTGCGGATGATAAGGCTGAAACTACGTCCCAAGTCACGGGAGACGTCAGCGAATATCTCATAGAATCTATCCCAAATTTTCGGTAGGCGCATGGACAGCCCTCGTTGATGTTCTGATTACCCGTACAGTACGAGTAAAATTAGATTGCCCACGCCGCACAGTAGATACGGCCCCAACAGGTATTTCATCCCCCACAGGTTCCATTTCTGGTGCAGCACGTCGCCCCTCAACATGAGCAGAGGCCATCATCACGTCCCCACCAAGGATGATGATGCGAGCACACTGAGCCAGCGCAAAGCTCGTAGCTCTGTCGTCATGCTCATGTTCAGGGGCTTTTAACGTGCTACCGACTATGGAGGCGAGTTGTTGATAAGTAGAAAAAGCATGTACAATCGCGTCTTTTTCTTGTATAACCTTTGTACAATGTGTATACATTATAGCCTTTCCCTTAGTGGTATTGAGCCACCCAGGACGGCTATCCATACCATTCATCGTACCTTCAAAGCCATCCTCTGCCAGCTTGAGCAGAACAGCATGACCATGATTGTTGCGCTCTACCAACACACTAGCTTCGTTATAGAAGCCAGCTAACTTCTCAATGTAATCTGCAAAGGTGTTCGGTTGCAGCCGTTCGGCTAACAACGCTACTTCCTCGCCTGTAGCCACATCCATAACAGTTGCAGAGCTATCATCTGAGTTAGGATTTCCTTCTGCAGGATCCGCCCCAATGACGTAAATGTGGCCGTCTTCAGGTCGCTTAAACACAGTAAGACCAGGAAGCCCAATATTATCATCCCCCTCAAGCTCCTCGTAAACTGCCGCAAGCCATTCATAGGGAATCCTCTTATCCATTGAGCGTGGCTTCAGTGCCTCAGAATCGGTCGCTGGATATTGCTCGTACAGGTCGTCAAGGCTTCCTGTACGAGATTCAATATCCACCTTCTCCTTCTCATACCATTCCGGAGTCCTACGAGGATGAACGTACCAGGGCAAGAAGATGTGCGCCCAAGCCGTCTTGCCAGCTTTGGCGTCAATGTAGATCTTTTTGAAGTCAGAGATGGGCTTGTCTTTATCGGCACGAGACAGCAGTATCATTTTCCCACCGTTTGCAATAGTGGGTTTAACTGCTCGGAGAAGCGAGTTTAGGTCAGGAGAGAGATCAGCCTCGTCGACAATAGCCAGAGTAGCAGTATAACTATCGCCAGCAGAAGTAGGAAAACTTCGGGCTGTGCTCGCATTTTCCATACTCCACTCATGAGCATTGTCAGTGAAGACGTCATGACCACCCTTCATCCATTCCGGCAAGCGGTCATACATCCCACGAAGACGGTCTTCGGAGAGCAGGTAGATTGCATCTATGTCCCGCTTACTAAATATCAACACAGATGCAATCGGCCTGAAAATCATGCACCATAAAGCATACGCAAGAACAAGCCAGGTGAGACCAATCTGCCTTGCCTTGAGTACGATGGATAACTGATTATTATGGATAATGTCAAGTGCAGCCATCTGAGCAGGCCACAGCTCAAAGGGAACCCAACCTGCATCTACAGTATCGTAGATGTGACAATACGTCCTGATAAAATAAGCAGGACTTTGATAGCATTTTCCAAGCTCCTCAGCCTCCAATTGCGTTAAGCTAAAATCAGGAGATGCTGAGAAGGTTCCTTTCTTCAGAGACAGTTTCCTCTTTTTCATCGACAACGTAGATCCCTGTTCTCATGGCAGCTATCAACATCGCAGGCGACATACCAATAGATTCCCCATCTTTACCTGTAATTTCTTGCCGTTCAGAATATCCTCTAGCTTTACCTAATCTACTAAGAAGCCACTTAGCATCTGTAGTATCTCCAAGATCCCCATTACGCTGTACTTCCTGCGCTATCTGTACATTGCGAAATACTACAGATTCACACAGATCAACCATCGTTTCCCGCTCTGCTTCAAAAACAGCTTTTATCTCAGGATCATTCTGGATGTAGGCTTCGGCAACACGCCATTCACATCGCAATCTCTTGGCGATGGTACTGATGATACCACCACTTCCAGAGATAGCATCTAGAATTTGTTGATCTACAATGGATTCTTTATTCATTGCAACCTACTAAAAGCGGTCGGGTCGGATTTGCACCGCCCTCTTCTGACTGGTAGTCAACTGCGTCCTGTGTCGCCTCGACCGCATGATAACGTTTAGGATAAGGTTGTCGCATCTTCTCTACCTTAGCAATCAACGCTTTATCTGTTTTATCTAAGATATATACATATCTATACTTAGCATTACTTCGCTGTTCAGTCCATCCGGCAGCACGTAATTCTTCTACATATGAACTGCGAGGCTTCTTGAAGCCACCACGTCTTTGCAAGTCATATGGTAGTTTTTGATCATATACTCTACCCGTAGGTGCAATCCATTGAGTAGTTGAAGAACCTTTACCTACGCATATCCAATTACATGCTTGGTAGATTGTGCCTATTTCACCTGCATCTGTATCAGAATATGCTATCAGCAATTTAGCCTTCGTATCTTTAGCCATTAGCTTGCACGTCCAAGATACTAATTTAGAATTTGCACCTTTCGGTGACCAATGCGTATTAGCTCCACGAGCAAGGATTGCTAATTCACGCTTTTCTATACCCCATTCCATGTGCGTACTTACACCACCTGTAGCGAAGCCTGCGGCAACACAACATATACCCGCACAATAAGAACCAAAGAATATGCCGTAGTGATAAGTGGTCTGTGCCATTGTTCCCAACCATTCGTATTTCAGAATGATCTGCTCTGCCAAATTCCTACTGACAGGTCGCACGATAGCACGCTTAACATCTAAATGCGGTACAGGTGGCACACCTTCAGATTGATATCTATCCCGAAGCTGCTTTTGCCAAGCAACATCACTAACTGCATTACGAAATGTCGATCGTAACAGTTGCTCGCTTTGCCCACTCATCTAGCTTTCCCTGAAAATCTACTAGATCCCTTGTTGAACAGCGGATTTCAATTAACTGCTCACTGGCTAATTGCGGTTCTTCTCGGGGTTCTGCTTCTGGTGGATCATCACTTCTCTTAAACTCTACAGGTTCAAATCCCCAATTCAGAAGATCCTCTACCGAAAATCTATTAGTTAAAATTTCAAAATCCCATTCACCGCCGGCACGATTGGCAACAATATTCGCTTGCTCTGCCTGCCGTTCCGTCCAGCGTACTTGACGATAGGAATATTTTCTATCCTTCCAAACCACAAATCCAAAGCCAACCGTACCTTGCTCGTCAGCTTCTGGATATTCTTCCGTCATGATAACTTTGCAGGAATTTATATCAAAAATCTTACTACGCTGATTCCCGCCTATAATTTCATCGCTATTAAGCTCATGAACAATACCCGACAAATCCCCTAACTCCAACAGCCAAGTAGCAAGATCCCCCTGCTGCTTATCGCTTATGCGTCTTGGGTTTTTGTGATAAGGTTTCATGGATTTAGATTATCAACTAAACGAGCAGGAAAAAGAGGATGCTCTATAATTTCTTCTTGCTTGGGCTGGTCTGCTGCCTGTCGCATTGCAGCAATTAAGAACTTAGCATCTACCTTAACTTCTACTCTATTGGTAACATTAGCAGGAGCAGAGCTTAGATCATAACCTCTATCCCTAGCTTGAGTCTTCAGGAAGAACATAAGCAAAGTAGGATCATCTTGCATCTTCTGCACTAAAAGATCTTCTGCTTGATCTTTAACAAATTCCTTGATTTGTTTTTTAGTATCCATAACGGATGGATGTCTTACCATGTAATCTACAAGCTCACCTCGACTCAATCCTAACTCTTTAGCAGCTAATCCCACATTTCCCATTTGATTGCGGATAGCGAGAATTACTATATTTTCTTCGAGGTACTCAGATTGTTTGGTCATAAATATTTTCCTGTATAGATTTACCCTATTAGGCTAACACAACATAACCTATTTGTAAAGCGGCAAAACACCTTATATTGTGGGGCATATGCCTTTATTTGCGCCATTATACAGCCTGTGCTATACTACTAAATACGTTGTGCGCCCAAGCACAATAAAATATTACAGCCGAGAAAGGCCAAGACAGAATGCCAGAAAAGCAACCGCCAGCTCCAGATGTTGGCAGAGTAACCTTCCT